TAGAACGACTCATTAACCAGTCTCACCAGCCGACTACTATTTCAAGTCGGTTACTGATCCGCCCAGTAGCTTATGGAGGCTCTAATTAATGGATGCACTTCATTAACCAGTCTCACCAGCCGACTACTATTTCAAATCGGTTACTGATCCGCCCAGTAGCTTATGGAGGCTCTAATTAATGGATGCACTCGGTTTAGTGCTTATATTCTAAATATATCATGATAATTTTCAGATAGTTGGCAAAGTGTGACACTTGATAAACTGTCACAATCTAACTCCCACGATATGAAAATAGGTGATTAGATTAAAGTATGGACAAATAGGAGATCGAAGTGAATACGCTAGAAACAAAATTAAACAAGTTAAATGCTCAATTACGAGCGACTCATGGCAATCGTAATAAAGCCAAATTAGTGATTAAAATCTTAGCAGTAGAAGCCGCAATTGAACAGCTTCAAAAAAATACTATCGTAAGCTTTAAAAGATTGCCTAAAACTCGCACTCTTACCCTCGAAACTCCCAAGCGAGCTTGGAGAGCATGGGTAGCGAAAATCTCACCCGAAAAAGATATTAAGCACGGTGGATTCACCAAGAAGTTTATCGAGCCTGTAAGCCGAAAATTTGAAGGTAAAAAAGGCGAAACATCTGCAACTTTTGACATTCCTATCGATTTAAACGTTATCTATCAAGATAGCGATGGGGATTACTGGGTATTTCAAAATGTCAAAGGGGAAATTCAAAGCATCTCCTATCAAGAAGTATGTTACCGCTTTTCTCAGCGTGCCAGTGCCTAAAGTGGCACAGCAAAACACCTATTTTTACGAATTAGGTGATTTACTTAAGGTAGTTGCACAAAGAACTCTTATTAGGAATTGAAACTATGAACTATAGTCGTAGTTGCGTGCGCTTTATCTAATAATCCCTATTAGGGATGCCCCGAAGCTTTTAGTAGGGGGAAAATCATCAAGAAAAAAATGGCTAACTCCAAAAAGGTAATGACTGCTCAAGAATTTGCTGATTATATTAATTCCCGGACTACTACTTCTGAATTTTTAACTGCCGCAGAAGTAACCCATTACAGAAGATCATATTATCGTCCAAACGACTTATTAACTAAGGCTTTTGCTGAAGAAATTATTCAGCGATGGAATAGTGAATATTTTGAGGAAGACGGCGATCCTTATGGAATTTTGGGATGCAACACTAGATAGGTTGAATTGGTTGTCAGTTATCAGTTGTCTTGATTAGAGGATTATTGAAAGTATTACAGTTTTGATTATGCCGATTACACCAAGACAAGCTAACATTTATCGGGCATGGGCTGATTTCTACGGAATTCTTCCTTTGCCCCTTACCGAAAAGCACAAGTTTTATCGGTACAAAGCTAGTAAAAAATTAGCCGAAAAGTTAGGCGTGCAACAAGAGCACGTCCGCCGCGCCGTTTATAAAGTTTATCGGTGCCTGGAATTGGGAGAATTGCTCCCCCCAGAGGAAGAGCATTGTCCCAGGTGCCACAGTCACAATCTTCACCAATTACCCGATACTAAAGCAGGAAATAGGCAATTTTATTGCCAGGACTGCCATCACAAGTTTGTCTGGTTTAAATAAATGCGATTAATAAAAAACATCTTTGCTGGCGAAATTGCATCGGTTGAAAAAATCGAAACAATTGTAAAAGAGATTGATGGTAAAATTACAGGGGAGACTTTGTACACTTTAGGCAGCAAAGTTATTGACCTTTATCATTTTTATCATTATTGGGACGCGGTTCCCACTTACGGGCCTTATGTAAGCGATTGTATTGATTTTTTGAAAATAATGGGAACAGACGATTACACAGATTATCTAAAACGAAATAATTTGATATAATAAACCTAAGTTTACAGGTTCTAAATTTATGGATATTCAACGCACAATGAAAGTTCAAGACAAATTTTTTAATTTACCTGATGAAGCCAAGAAATATGTTAATGACTTAGTAAACGAAGCAAGACAAAACCCTAAATCAACGGTATTGAAAAATTTTTATAATAAAACTATCAAGAATGGTAAAATGGATTTATTGTTAAGTAACATACAAAACCCAACTAAAAAACGTAATTGGTTGGATCAGCTTAAATTTAATATAGCAACAAGTATGTTTTTAATAGTAACAGGCATTTCTATTCCTAAATGTCTTCAAAAAAACCATAATCTTTTTATGTTGTCCGTGGCAATAGCTTCAAACTTTTTAGTGGAAGGTAGTTACGATGAAAGATACAATACTCGAACTCTTTGGTAATTGTTACCAAAGAGTGACAGTTTATAAAGAGTGACAGTTTATCAAGTGTCACTGTGGATACTTTTGTACTGGACTGATTGTCCGATTTATTGCCGATTTTCAGCATATTTGGTTGTTATACGTCCATTCTTATTGATTATCACCGTTGAGAATATCACTAAGCATTTTTAACTACTATAAAAGGTTGTTCCTTTAGATCAACTTAATTTTATCGGTTTATTTTTTGGTTACACGGCACAAAACTTATCAATTTGGCATAATATTGATTAATCGAGATTACATTTTAGTTTAATGCCAAGACGAAAAAAAGTACCCCCAAATAACTCAACCCCAACCCCTAAAAGCCCTGTATCAGGCAAGGCTAGTCGGTTTGATAATCTAATACCAAACGTACCTATCGAGTTTGGGCATTATCCCATTTGGGAAAGACAACCCTACGAAATGGCCCAATGGTTTGAAAAATTTCAAGCTTTTTATGTCCATCTTCCCGCGGGGTACAGATCATTAAATCGTGCTTTTAATGATTGCGCTGCGTCGGCAGGTGAAGATATTCCAAAGACTGAAAGTAAACGCAGTATTACTATTCCGGAACAATGGCAATTAGCCTATAAAATGTATCGATGGGAAGATCGAGCTAAAGCATATTGGCTTAAAAAGATACAAGATCAAGAGGCTTATAGAGATGGAATTTTAAAGCAAATAACAGATAAAAGCATAAGGAATGCGTTTAGAACACTCGAAAAAAGCGAGGAGATAAACAATCGTTCGCTAGACGACCCTAACGGTAATTGGAGTCACAAAGACGCTGTGATCATGACTAAAGCTGTCACGGAAATAGTAGAAAAAGCATTAGGGCTTGACACTGTAGAATATGCTATTAGTATTTTACAAAAAAATGGGTTGGCCGCAATCGACCCCGACGGGAACCTGATAGGACAGCCAACAAATAAAGGTAATTTAGAAAATGAAACTATCTTATAGAAATCTCTCAAAGATAAAAACAGCGACCGAAAAATATCGACTTGTTAACACCAAAGAAGAAATTGTTTTCCCTCAATTACAAGAGGGAAAACAAGCTTTATTTGGAAAAATTGACGCTGATGTAATCTTCTATGGCGGAGGCGCAGGAAGTGGAAAAGCAGGGCGTGCATCCAAGACAGGAAAAGCGATTCGAGATAAAATGCTTTCTATGGCGGATGCGCTTTTAGGGAAAAGACTATTATCATATAATAGTAGTTTTAATGAATCACAAATGAAAGATTCAAAGGTCTTGGGATGGAGCGGTCAATGGATCGACTTCTCTGATCTTAAAGTCGGGGATAAGATTATGAATCCTGATGGTCAGTATCAAGAAATCGTCCAAATTCACGAACAGGGATTCAAACAATTTTATCGGGTTTCTTTTGAAGACGGTACAAGTACAGAATGCTGTGGCGATCATTTATGGTCTTTTTGGGAATCTCGCCGTAATAGCCGCAGGAAGTCTAGTAACGGGATTAATCGAATTGAGGAGAATCTGACACCTAGAGGATGGAATACTAATTACATTACAAGAGCAAGGGTTAGGGATACTAATTGGTTGATTACTGAGATTAGCAAAGGAAGACGGTTTATTGTTCCAGTTAACGCGCCATTGCAATTTACGGCACTTAACAGGTCTGATACTGGCAGAGCCTATTTTTACGGTTGTTTAATAGGCGATGGTTCTTATTGTAGTGATTCAATTATCGTAACAACTTCTGATAGATTTATTGCTGATAAACTCGTTGATATTTTAGGGAAAGAAGCTACCGTTAAAACACGAACACCAATAAAAGATAACCGTTTAGAAGTTTTATCCGTCAACGCAACAAAAGTTCAATGGGTTAAGTCTTGGATAAGCAACAATGAATATAAAGGAAAAAGAGCGTGGGAAAAAGTATTTCCCGACGGCTATTTATCGGCATCTCTTGATTTTCGTTATGCGTTTGCTCAAGGCCTTTTTGATACAGATGGAACTGTTGGAGACAAAAAAAGAGAAGTTTCCTATTGCACAACCAGTAAAGATTTGGCTATTCAGGTAGCTTCTTTGGTTCGTTCTTTGGGTTATATGGCTAAGATTACGAAAAGACAACCAAAATATAGATACAAAGGGGAGCATTTAGATGGTCGTACAGCTTACGTCGTGGCTGTTGAGGGAAATCACCTTGAATTACTTTTTAGTTTGCCGCGTAAAGTTGAACGAGCGAAAATGCTTGGACAATTTAATGGGGGATCAAGTTGGCCGGGTAAAAGAATTGTTTCTATTGAACCAACTGAAATTGATTACGCTCGTTGTATTACTGTTAGCAATCCAAATCATCTTTATTTAACAGATGATTATATAGTTACGCATAATAGTGCCGGGCTATTAATTGATTTTGCCCGGCAAGAATTTATTAGCAATCCTGACTATCGGGCTGTTATATTTCGTCGGACGTATCCTGAATTTACTCAAGCGGGTGGACTAATAGATGAAAGCCAAAAAATCTATCAAGCAGTGAAAGGTAATTTTATTGAAAAGCCTCCAGGGTGGCGATTTCCATTTGGATCGAAAATATCTTTTAGACATTTACAATACGAAAAAACTGTCTATGTTTATCAAGGGGGACAAATTGCAAGGATAGGTTTTGATGAATTAACCCATTTTACAAAAGAACAATTTTTCTATCTTCTCTCTAGAAACCGTTCGGTATCAGGCATTAAACCCGCAGTTAGAGCAACCTGTAACCCTGACGCTGACTCTTGGGTAGCTAGTTTTATCTCTTGGTGGATCGACCCTAAGACTGGGTATGCTATTGAAGAAAGAGGGGGAATAGTTCGATATTTTGTTAGGCAAAGCGGTGTAGTTCATTGGGCTGATACTAAAGAAGAACTAATCGATAAATTTAGTCTTAAAAATGAACTTTTTGACCTTATTCCTAAAGATAAAAGAGAAAAGTTTTTATCAAATACAGATATTAATATTACACCAGATAATCTGATTAAAAGCTTTACTTTTATTCCTGCTACGATTTTTGATAATCCAGCTTTAATTAGAGTTAACCCTACCTATTTAGCCAACCTTTATGCCTTGCATCCTATTGAACGGGAAAGACTTCTCAGGGGTAACTGGAAGGTTAAATACGAAGCTGGCACGGTATTTGATCGGACTTGGTTTGAGATTCTCGATAAAATACCCGATGATTGGAAGTTAATAGGTAAAGTAAGATTCTGGGATTTAGCGGCAACTGCCAAAGAGAATGCCGAAAACTATCATTGTTATACCAGTGGCACTCTTGTTTACAAATACCAAAGAATTAAGAACACATTGTCAGATTCAACTGAGATTAAGGAATTTGCTTATGTGATTGCCGATAATATCTGTGAGCAGAAAAAGGTAGGGGAAGTTGAATTAATGCTTAAAAATACTGCTGAATTGGATGGTAGAACCGTAGCTGTAAGATGGGAGCAGGAAGGGGGATCGAGTGGTAAATTTGTTGAGAATACCATTACTAATGTAATTAGGGAAAATCATCCGAATCATGATATTAGAGCGATAGCACCTCAAGGGGACAAACTAACGCGGGCTTTACCAGTAGCCACGGCAGCCAGTCGGGGACAAATCTTTATCTTAAGAGATGGGACGTGGAACACTCGGTTTTTAAATGCCTGCCAAGGTTTTGATGGTAGCAAAAAAACACCCCCGACTAATGACATTGTAGATAGTCTATCAGGGGCATTTTATTCTCTTGAAAATGAGTTTCAGGGACATGAAAAGGTTATTAGCACGATTGTTACTTCTGCTCCTGTTAATCGGTTTAGAAGCGGTTTTAGGGGTTAGTAGTAGTCCACCCACATTCCCAAACGATACCAGAAGTATTAATGTTAATTTCTTCTATTTCGATTGGATTGTCATTATTGCTATTAAAATAATTGCACCAATGCCAGATAGCCTTTGTTTCTGATTCTGCTGCAACAAAAAGACCAAATGATGTAACTGAATCTCTAATTAGGTACAGATTCATAAATCCTCGTTAACAGTTGTAAAAATATTCAAATCAATTTGATTTACTAGAGACTCTCGATAAAGTCTTTCACGCTCTATCCAGAAACGAGCAGAAGGTACGCCTAGGGCTAATTCCATTTTATAAGCAATACGAACAGTAATTTTTGCCTTACCTTTTATAAGTTGATTAATAGTCTTTTTCGGCAACTCCATGCGACTAGCAAATTCAGTTTTAGGTATTTTTCTTTCTTTTAGGATTTTAGCAAGGGTTTTTCCCGGCGGAGAAACAAAATTTGGTGTATATGTGTTCTCGGTAGTATTAGTCATAGATTTTCGTTAAACTACATATTTTTCCATATTCTAGGCGGAATTAGACATTTTTGAACACCCCATAAAGCGCATTGTTCTTTTTCGTCGTCGTCAATCATATCTTTGGCTATATCCCATCCCGTATGCTGATAGAAAAAGAACATAAACTTAGGTTGAGTCGAAATATTAAATTTTTTTAAAATTGCCGTCGTATAATCATTCACTATTTTAGTTTTTAGTAAAAGTTTTTTAGCAATTTCTTTGTTATCAAACCCACAAAGAAAATAAAAACAGACCTTTTTCTCTAAAAGAGATAATTGATACCAGCAAAGCCAAAAATGACGCTGGCTTGGAGACATACATTCTTCAATTTCTTCTCCCATTGTTTTACTTCTCATTGATTACAAAAAAATCGTGAACAAAATAATTGACAACCTTGACCGCTTCCTTGACTCTTGGAATAAAGTCAATATCTAAGTTAATAAACATAAAAGGGTCTTCTGTTTTTTTTGTGTTTTCCAGCTTATGGTAGCAGGATATGTCCAGTAGTAAAATATCTCCCGTTTTTAAGACTAATTTTTGAGTATCTTTTCTTTGGACTAATAAAGAGTTTATTTGATCATCCATGCTTTTAAAGGGAGTATAATTTTTCAAGAGTTTTTCTAAAGTATCATTGTTTACTGTAGAAGAGTAGAGTTCATAGTTGTCACTCTGAACAATTAAAATAATTGAATATTTTTTATCTTCATCAATGTCGTCAACGTGCCATTCTACCCCCAATGTCCACCATAGAGAATAAGGATCAAACAACTCTAAAGGACTGTTAACCCAATTGTGTTTAGCTCTTGCAGAAAAGGTAGTAGAACTGCAAATCAATTCTACTATCTTGTTTAACTTGGCTAAATTGTGATATTTGCCTAATTTATACAGAGGTTTCATTTTT